CTAGAAGTGTATAGTGATGATCCAGCAGACCTATCGACGATGGATTATCCTGAGTTCCTGCAAGCGTATAAAGAAATCATCCGGAAGAGTTGTTCACTGTTGAAGCCTAATCGATTCGCCGTGTTTGTAGTAGGAGAGGTTCGCGATAAGAGTGGTGTGTATCGGAGTTTTGTTCCTGATACGATCGCTGCGTTCCAGGAAGCAGGCTTGCATTATTACAATGAGATGATACTGGTTAACAACATAGGTAGTCTGGCTATGAGAGCCGGAAAGCAGTTTAGTAATAGTCGAAAGATTGGTAAGCAGCATCAAAATGTGCTTGTATTCTATAAAGGGGATCTGAGTAAGATTAAGGAGAATTTTCCCGAACTTGATTTCTCGAATGATGATTTGTTTAAGGAAGATTGATAAATTTGGCGAATAACTAAAGAAAAGGATATTCGCCATGAAAATAAAATTATGTATGATTTATCGTGAAGTTTTAGCGAAGAGATTAGAACGTAAACGCAAGCAGTTAGTGGAGTTGGAGAGACAGATAAATAATGAAGGTGTT